CGTTGACGAGGAAGTAATTAAAGAGATTGAAGCTAGAGTAGATGCAGGATGGCGTGTTAAAACCGACATGGAATTGATGATTCGGTATATACGTGCCAAGTTAAAGGAAGAGAATGCAGCTAGATGCACAGTTGATAGAGGGCTTTGTCAGGGTATTTCTTGTACCCAGGATGGATGCAGTAAAGGCAATCCCTAGGTTTCATCGAGAACTTTGGGAAGACTTTTGTAGCGAATACCCCCGTGTAGCACAAGCTGCCCCTCGTGGCACAGCTAAAACAACTGCCGTTACTTTCTCCTGTACGTTAGCGTCTGCTCTCTTTCGTGACCGAGATTTTATCCTTTTAGTCTCTAAGACTGAAGGGCAGGTAGTCCGCTTCCTAGCCAATATTAAGGCAGAGCTTCTGGTCAATGATGAACTTAAGTCCCAATTTGGGGTTAAAAGGTTCGTCAAAGATACTGAGACTGAGGTTGTAGTCGAGTTATTAGACGGACACCAGTTTTGTATAATAGCTAAAGGTTCCGAACAAGAAGTCCGTGGTCTTCAATGGAACGGTAAACGCCCTAATCTAATCATTATTGATGATGCCGAAGGTGCCGAGCAGGTAATGAACCCCCAGCGTCGTGAGAAGTTCCGTAACTGGCTATTTAACGACCTTTTCCCTTGCGGCTCAGAATACTGCAAGATACGTATGGTAGGAACAGTCCTCCACATGGATAGTGCTCTAGAGCGACTCTTAAAGGATAATCTCTGGCACAGTAAGCGTTTTGCAGCGCACAATGAAGACTTTACCGAAATACTATGGCCAGAAAAGCTAGGTAGAGATAAGCTAGAAGAAATACGACAGTCTTATATTAACCAAGGAAACCCTGATGGATATAGCCAGGAATATCTCAATAAGCCTATTGATGCTGAAAACGCCTATTTTCATCGTGACGATTTTGTGCATAGCGATACTCCTGATTACCTTGAGTATTATGCTGCGATTGACTTTGCTATTACAAAGAAGACCAAGTCCGACTATACCGTTATTGCGGTGGCGGGCATCGACCAAGAAGGATTAGTCCACGTAGTTGATATTCGTAGGGGCAGGTGGGATGGCTTTGAGATTATAGAGAATATGTTTTGGATACAGGAAAAGTATGAGCCTAACCTGTTCATAGCAGAGAAAGGGCAGATTAAACATACCCTAGATGCGTTCTTAAATGCCGAGATGGTTAAACGGGGAATGTACATTAACCTACACGCTGTTACTCCAAAGGTTGACAAAGAACAACGTGCCAAACCATTACAGGCTCGAATGAGGGCTGGTGGGGTACGGTTTAATAAGGATAAGAACTGGTACGCTGGTCTAATAGACGAAATGCTAGTCTTCCCAAGAGGACAGCACGATGACCAAGTTGACGCACTAGCCTATATTGGTCTGGCTTTAGACAAGGTAACTATGGCACCGACCAAAGAAGAAATAGACGATGAAGAGTACGAAAAAGAATACGGTGGCGGTTTATTTGAAGGTCAGTCAGTCTATACAGGTTACTAGACAATAAATTCTGTGTCTAGGAATAGTGTTAGGTATTGACTCTGTTACAATACTGTAGTATTTTCCTTTAAAGATTATAAGGTAAACAATGAAAATAGAAGAACTCCTGCGTTCCCCCAATATCGCTGAAGATATGGATTCAGAGGAGTTATCCTCATTAGGCTTCCGATTGATGGATGAAATCAATCTTGACTTAACTTCCCGTTTAGATTGGGAAGAGCGTAATGAGAAAGCCAGCAAGTTGGCTCTTCAAGTAGTTGAGCGTAAAACGTTCCCTTGGCCTGGTGCTTCTAATGTGAAGTTCCCCTTGATTACTATTGCTGCAATGCAGTATCATAGTCGTGCGTACCCTGCATTAATTTCCAATAACGAAGTAGTCAAATGTAAGGTGTACGGTAAAGATGACGATGGCGAAATGCACAAACGTGCAGACCGCATCTCCCGTCACATGACATACCAAGTAATGGAAGAAGATGAAGGTTGGGAAGAAAACACTGACAAGACTTTGCTGGTTCAAGCTATTGCTGGTACCGCAATTAAGAAGTCTTATTTTGACCCAGTAAAAGGTCATAATGTCTCTGAGCTTGTTCTTCCTAATGATTTCATTGTCAATTACTATACCAAGTCAATTGCAGAATCCCCAAGAGTCTCACATCGAATTCTTTTGTCTTCCAACGACCTGCACGAGCGTCAGGTACGTGGCGTATTTTTAAAAGTAGAAGACGAAGTACAACCCAGTCTTCCTAACGTCTCTATGCTTACCCAAGCTAAAGAAGACGCACAAGGTGTTCGTCAACAATCAGGTGACCCTGATACTCCTTACGAATTTTTTGAAACTCACTTTTGGCATGACTTCGATGAAGATGGATACAAAGAGCCGTACATTGCCTACATCCGTAGAGACACTGGCAAAATATACCGTATTGTCGCCCGATACTTTGAAGACTCAATTGAGTACCACAACGGTGAAATTATCCGAATTAAGCCTGAACAGTACTTCACAAAGTATGGCTTTGTTCCTAGCCCAGACGGTGGCTTCTACGATTTAGGCTTTGGCGTATTGCTTGGGCCTACTAATGACTCGGTAAACACCATTGTTAATCAGTTGATTGATGCTGGTACGATGAGCGTTACTGGCGGTGGATTCTTAGGACGTGGCGTTAAGATTAAAGGTGGAGACTACACATTCAAACCACATGAGTGGAAACGTGTAGACAGTACTGGCGATGACCTCCGTGCCAACATTTTCCCATTGCCTATCCGTGAACCTAACGGTGTATCGTTCCAATTATTGCAACTGCTTATCAACTATGGTGAGCGTATTGCTGGTGCAACCGATATGATGACAGGCGTAAGCCCTGGTCAAAACACTCCTGCTGAGACAAGTCGTAACGTAGTAGAGCAGGGTATGAAAGTATTTAATGGTATCTACAAGCGTACTTGGAGAGCCATGAAAGAAGAATTCCAAAAGCTATATCGTCTAAACCAACTCTATCTGCCAAGTGAGCCAATAGAGTTTGAGTACAACAACGAACTACAATTCGTGTTGCCTGACGACTATTCTATGGATATGAAGTTAGTTAAACCTGCTGCCGACCCTAATGTTGTTTCAGATAGTCAACGTCAGATGCAAGCACAAGCCGTATTACAGTTAGCACAATCCTCTGGTGGCTTCAATATGTATGAAGTCCAAAAGCGTTACTTAGATGCACTTAAAGTAAACGCTATTGACCAGATTCTCCCTGACCCTAAAGGCCCTAACGCTATCAAGCCAGGCCCATCGGAAAAAATGCAAATCGAGAAGATGAAGAACGATGAGCGTCAGATGAATCACCAACTCAAATTTAAACTTGGTATTGCCAAGCTCATGCAAGAAGCAGAGCTACAGCAAGCCAAGATTACCGAGCTACAAGCTAAAGCAGTATTGGAACTTGAACAAGCAGATGGCGTTCAATCTGGTCATGCTATAGCTATGTTAGAAGCCCAAATCGGTGCTAAGAGAGCACACGTAGATGGGATTATTAAGTCAATAGAGATGATGCAAAACTTAGATAAGGAATCAAGCAATGACGGAGCAGGAATTCAAGGAATGGAAGAGCTACCACGTAACTGAGGAATTCTTTAATTTTTTAAAGAAAGCTAAAGTTGAAACCCAAGAGGCGTGGGCTAATCGACAGTTTGTAACTGACGGGGAAAATCAGTTTGCATTGGGTGGGGTATATTCCATCAATCAAATTCTTGATTTGACTTATGAAGATATTACGGGGGTCTAATGAATACATCAGGATGGAAGCCAACAGGACATCGTGTCTTGGTAAAGGTCACGAAAGTTGAAGAAGTATCTCAAGGCGGCATTATTATTCCCAAAGACGTTACTAAGCGAGAACAGCTTGGTCAAGACGGTGGAATCGTCGTCGAAGTTGGGAATACTGCTTATTCCGACCAAGAATCCCCTTGGTGTAAAGTCGGTGACTACGTCAAGTTTGGACGTTACGCTGGTCAACTTATCACCCCAGACGAATCAGAAGACGGAATCGAATACCGAGTCTTAAACGATTTAGATATATGCCTTACCAAACTAGGAGATAGCAAATGAGTGAAGAATTAGCCCAAGTAGCACCTGAGTCATTAGATGGTTCAGCATCCCAAGAAGTAGAAGCAGGTGTGCAGTCTGACGCTACACCTGATATTGATGAAGAGACGTTAGCCGAGGCAAAACGCCAAGGTTGGGTTCCCCAAGAAGACTATAACGGCCCAGAAGACAAATGGGTTGACGCAAAAACCTTTGTAAAAAAAGGTAAAGAGATTAATGCTCTGTTGCGGAAAGACAACGACTTCCTAAAGCGTGAAGTGGCTGAAATGAAGTCCACAATGAACGAATTTAAAAAGTTCCATGCTGAGACTGAAAAACGGGCTTATGACCGTGCAATGGCAGACTTGCGTGACCAAAAGAAAGAAGCTATTTCTACTGGTGACGGAGACAAGGTTCTGCAGATTGATGACGCTATTGATGACCTTAAAGCTCGTAAACCTGACCCTGTAGCTGCTCGTGCATCTAATCAACCTGACCCATCATTCGTTCAGTGGAATGAAGAAAATGCTTGGTTTGGCAAAGACACAGAATTGACTAATGAAGCTAACCTAATCGGTGAAGTTATCAAGCGTCAAAACCCAACATTGATTGGTTCTGAGTTCCTAGACGAGGTTACTAAGCGTGTTAAGAAGATGTATCCTGAAAAGTTTACCAATACTAACCGTGCAAGACCATCTCCTGTAGAGGGAACAACCGCTCCTAAGTCTAATCAAAAGGGCGGTAAGGGATATAACGACTTGCCTCCTGAAGCTAAAGCAGCTTGTCAGAAGTTTGAAAAGCAGGGTTTAATTACCCGTGAGGCTTACCTTAAAGAATATTTTGGTGAATAACCATTGTATTTATAGTAAAATCACTTAAAATAAGTTAGGAGTATTACAATGCCAAGAGTAAGCAAAAAAGAAAGCAGTCCTGAAACATTAGTTCGTTCGGTATCTGAACGAGAAACCGAGACAGTTCGGTCACAGGCTCAACGCCCTAGACGTAACTCAATTGGTGTTCCAAGACTGACTTTGGCTGTAAAGTTTGAAATTCCTGGTCATCACCTTTGTTGGATGAATGACGATGGGAACGTAGAATCAGCACTAGATAGCGGATATGAGTTTGTTACAAGAGGTGAGACAGAGTTAGAGAATGGCGTAACGCCTTCAAACGTCGACATGAGTGACAAAATCAAACAAAAGGTAGGAACTACACAGCAAGGCGATATACTTTACGCATACTTGATGAAGATTAAAAATGAATGGCATGAGGAAGATATGGCCAGCATTGAAGCTCAAAATAAGATGGTAGAAGACGCAATTGCTAGTGGAAATATTAATGGAGCCGTTGGTCAAGATGGGCGTTATAACGCTGGCATCTCGATTAAGCGGAACTAAACTTAATTTAATTGGAGCTTTATCATAATGGCGAATTTAAACGCACCATTCGGCTTTTCAGCCGTGATTTATGGTACAAGTGGCGTTAACAACCAGCAACAACGTGTTTACTACATTCCATCGACAGATACCTCTGCGTATTACATCGGTGACGTAGTAAAAACAATTGATGGCGGTGATGCTAATGGTACCCCTGCAATTGCAAAATGTGCATCTGGCGACACACCTCGTGGCGTTGTAACAAGCATTTTGATTTCTAACCCTAACAACCCTTCTATTCAGGGTACAAACCTTGACTTGACGACTACTAGCGTTCCTGCTTCTAAGTCACAAGCATACTACTTGCTAGTCAACGATGACCCAGACCAAGTCTATTGCATCCAAGGTGACAGCACTACATTTGCAACAACTGACATGAATAAGAACGCATCCTACACTGTAGCTGCTCCTTCTATTTCAAATCAGCAATCTGCAACTGTATTAACAGGTACCACCACATCTTCTACTGCAGTATTGAAGATTGTTGGAATTGAACCAATCCCAGGTAACAACTTGGGGCCTTATGTACGTTTCTTTGTATTGTTCAACAATGCAGAGTTGTTACGTCCATCTGCTGGCATTTAATTAGGAGAATAAATAATGGCTGGTATTATTACAACTGGTTCGTTTCCAAAAGCACTGTGGCCTGGTATTAAGGCTTGGTGGGGTCGTTCATACAATGAACATCCTATCGAATACACAGACTTGTTCGATACAACCACATCTGACAAAAACTACGAAGAGTACGTCCAAGCTACTGGCTTCGGTCTTGCTCCACAAAAACCACAAGGTCAAGGCGTTGTTTACGACTCTGAGACTCAAGGTTTCGTAACTCGTTTAACTAACGTTGCATACGGCTTGGGCTACATCGTTACCCAAGAAGAACTTGCTGACAACCTCTATGAAGTTGTTTCCAAGCGTCGTGCTGCTGCTAACGCTTTCTCTATGCGTCAAACCAAAGAGAACGTTGCTGCTAACGTATACAACAACGCTTTCTCTAACAGCTATGCTGGTGGCGACGGTGTTTCATTGTTGAACGCAACTCACCCTAACACCTCTGGTGGTACATTTAGCAACTTGTTAACTACTGCAGCTAACTTGTCTGAAGCCGCTATTGAGAACTTGATTATTCAACAGATGTTAGCGTTGAACGACCGTGGACTACGCATCAACTTGATGCCACGTTCTATCATAGTTCACCCAAGCAACTGGTTTGAAGCTAATCGCATTCTCAAGTCTGTATATTCATACAACACTGGTGCTAACCCTCCTGGTACTGCAAGTAACGCTGTAAACGTATTACACGCTACTAACGCATTGCCTGAAGGTATCAAGATGAACCATTACCTCACAAGTACTAAAGCATTCTTTATTCGTGCTAACGTACCTATGAATACAGGTATGATTCACCAAGAGCGTCAAGCAATCACGTTTGACCAAGACAATGACTTTGATACGATGAATGCTAAAGCTAAATCGTATGAGCGTTATGCCTTCGGTTGGGGCGACCCACGTGCATTGTGGGGCACACCTGGAGTTTAATTAACTCGCACGTGAGCGATTCCCCCTAGTTTCCCAAAAGGTCTCTAGGGGGTTTTTTCTCTAACTTAAAGGAAAAAATTATGCCTAATAAAAAATTACGTGAAGGTCAGTCTATTGGAATGGGCGTAAAAGCTCCAGTTCAAAAGCCTACTAAAGACAAAGTTAAGAACCCAATGCAATCAACCAAAGCAAAGAAGCCTAAAGGCGGTTATTAATCATGGGTACTCATATTCTTCCATTTCAAATCCTTAATGATGGCTATAGAAATGCCACATTAAAGATTGCAGGATATGTTAATGGTACAGATGTTACCGCTTACACAGTTCTTGACCCAAGCACATTAAGTCCTATTGATGCACAAGGAACATTAGCAAAAACAGTCCGTATCAAACGTATTAATTTTGACATTCAAGATGGAATTCAAGCTACTTTAAACTGGGATGGTGCTACCCCTCAACTATTGTGGGAGTGTACTGGTCGTGGTGAAATTAAAGCTGGCCCATTTGGTGGCATTACTGATAACGCAACAACACCTAATGGCAATATTACTTTGACAACTTTGGGTGGTGCAACAACTACCTTAAATACATCATTTGTAATTGTTTTAGAAATTATCAAAGATTAATATGCAAGTAGTCAACACTAACGCTAAAGAAGCACAGATTATCGCTACTATTACACGTGCAGACGGTACAGTAGAGGAATTGGGCGTTATTGATTACTGGCATAAAAACCCAATTAAACGCATTATTTGGAGAATTAAAAAATGGCTACCTTATTAGTAAACACAGGAAAAGCTATTATTACCAACTACCTAAACGGTGGTGCAGCTACTCAGCCTAAATACATTGGTTGGGGTACAGGTGCAGGTACTACTAGCGCAACTGATACAACATTATTTACAGAAGTATTGCCTCGTGTTAGCGGCACAACTTCTCAAGTAACAACTAGCACAACAAACGATACATACCAAGTTGTAGGCACTCAGACTGCTGGCACAAGTGAGACAATCACAAATGCCGGTTTATTTGACGCATCTACCTCTGGTAACTTGTTTGTAAAAGGTGACTTTAGTGGCATCCCATTGAACAATGGCGACTCCATTCAGTTTACTTTTAAAGTCCAGTTTAGTTAATGGCAATTAATGGTTCTAGTATAAATAGAGTAGCAATTAATGACGGAGATAATATTACATTAACTCCCTCGTTAAGTGTTACTTCTACGAGTACTAGTTCCATTACCACAGTATTAAAGTTATTTAGAACCCTTATTTATGCTGTAACTTCTACAGCAACAATTAATAAAACCTACGGTAAAGCTCTAAATTACTTATCTACAACCTCCATTACCATTGGCAGGGCAATTAAAAAGTTAATGAGTAGTATTACCGAAATGTCGGTAATTGTATTAACAGAATCAGCATTTCACCTAGCTTTGTTGTCGGTCACCGTTGTCAGCACGGCAACAATGAATCGATTACTAAGCCTATCTAAGGTTATTACCTATGCCGTTACTTCCACAGTCAGTATAACTAAAAGCCTTACAAAGACCATCAGTTACCTATCTACAAGTGCAGTAACCATTGTTAAGTCTATTTTAAAGAACATAACCTACCTATCTACCTCTACAGCAACCATTACAAAACAACTAGCTAGAATTCTAAGCGTCCTTTCTACAAGCTCAGTAACTATATCTAGGACTATTGGTAAGTTAATTTCCTATTTAAGCACTTCTACAGTAACTATTGGCAGGGCTATAGCTAAAACTATTTCTTATGCAGTAACTGAGACAGTAACCATAGTAAAAAGTGTTTTAAAAACCCTTTCATTCCTGTCTACAAGCTCTGTAACGCTTTTAAAGCCAATATATAAGGTCATAAGTTATCTAGTTACCAGTTCGACTTCTATGGCTCGTTTGGTAAGTTTCTTTAGGACATTGTCATATAACTCAACCGTTTCTGCCACTTTATTGAAAATGGTAGAAACAACATTAAGCGTCTTATCTACCAGTTTTGCCACTATTGGAAACTATTACCGTAAGCTATTAGCCTATGCGGTAACCACTACCATTACCATTCCAAGGTTCGTAAACAAATTTATGACCACTTATGTTGAACATACCATTGTCGTTTTGACAAGTATGGCAATGCACTTGGTTAGTTTGTCATATACCGTAACCAACAATAGCAAGCTATTTAAAAGCATAACCAAAGGGTTAAGCTACCTGTCTACTAGCGTATCTAGTATAAATTTTGGGTATTTTAGGACTTTATCTTACCTAAGTACTACAACCATTAGTATTGGTCGATTTTTAAATAAACTAATATCTTATTTATCGACATCAGTAATTACCCTAATACGTGGGTTAATTATTCACAAATTATTGGCTTTAGGGGTTGGTAATACGGTGTTTTTCTCAAAGCTGCCGATTAAGCTATTTTTTGTAGTTTCCCAAACAACTATCACATTTACTAAGCAAATGTATAGAACTTTCACCCTAGTTTCGGCTACAATAGTGACATTAGTCGCTGCTTACTTTAACAGACTTGGTGCTGTAGTAAGGTATACGTTTACAGTAGACTTTAGAGACAGGGTAACAGAGCTTTATAAAGAGCGTTTAAGCGTAGTACAATTTAAAGACAGATTGGTTGACCTTTACAAGCAACGAACTGTCCTTGCAAACACAAGTAATAAAAAGGTCTCAAAATGAGCCAGTTTTATGTATATGAACACATAACAAAAGATACTAATGCCGTATTTTACGTTGGCAAAGGCACTGGCTATAGAAGTGGCTCAAAAAGCGACAGAAACATACATTGGAAAAGAGTTGCCAAAAAACATGGTTTTACCGTAAATATAGTTGCTCAAAATTTAGATGAAGAATTGGCATTTTTATGCGAACAAGAAAGAATTGACCAATTAAGAAGGCTTGGCGTAAAACTATGCAATTACACTGATGGTGGCGAAGGTATATCTGGTCATAAACATTCTGAAGAAACTAAAAAGAAATTATCAGAAAAAGCTATTGGTCGAAACGTTGGACATACATTTAATGTAGGCAGAAAACAAACAAAAGAATGGAAAGAAAAAATATCAAAATCTCTTTTTGGAAACAAATATAGGTTAGGAATACCACATACTAAAGAATCTATTGAAAAGATTAAATTCCATTCTGCAGGAAAAAATAACCCAATGTATGGAAAAATAAGAATTACCAATGGTTTTGAAAACAAAATTATATTGCCAAATGATACTATTCCAGATGGATGGACTAGAGGTATGGCTAAAAGAGGTAAAAAATAATGTCACAATTTAGTTACAAGCTAGTACCAGAATCAGAGGTCTTTAGCTTTGATTTTAACCCTGTTTTGCAAACATCCGAGACCTTAACCTCGGCTACTTGCACTGCTATTACAGCACAAGGTACAGATACAAACCCATCTGCCATACTTTCAGGAACACCCGTATTTACATTAGGCAAGGCATCTCAAAGGGTTATTGGCGGTGTCGCTGATAATACTTACCGATTGATTATGACTTGTGGTACTAACCAGGGTAACGTTTACACCTGTATTGGTGACATCCCAGTTTATTCCCCAACGGAGATATAAATGGGTCACGCAGATTTCTTACGTAATGGCGATTACAACGGTATATGTGATGCTTGTGGTCACAAATATAAGTTCTCGCAACTAAAGTTACGTTGGGATGGGCTGTATGTTTGTAGCTACGACTGGGAGATTCGCCAGCCTCAAGACTATGTAAAAGGTGTACGAGACAATATGTCTGTACCAGTTTCTAGACCACAGGCTCCACAAGAATACAGCATTGTACAATCAACAATTGAATTAGTTGACGGATTTACTGTCAACGATACATATACACTAGGATAATATATGGGCCGTCCTTTATATACTAATAACGCAGCCACCTATTTGGCTTTTGGAATAACCAATACAGCAACAACGATGCAGGTGTCTGCAAATGCTGGAGGATTATTCCCAAACCCAGTTGGTGGAGATTACTTCTACGTTAGCTTAATCAGTCTAAGTGGCCCAATCATTGAGATTGTAAAGTGTACCGCACGTAACGGTGATATTTTTACTATTGAGCGTGGACAAGAGGGTACATCACCTTTGTATTGGAATACTGGCGATAACGTCCAATTGCGTATTACTGCTGCTGGTATGAACTTTATTTCTGGTGCAAGTGCAACTACTACAGAAGAAGAAACTCAAACAGCTACTCAAGGTCAAACACTATTTACCTTAAACACAATTGATTACACTCCAAATACCAATAACTTAGCCGTATTTGTAAACGGCTCTAAACAAGTTGCTGGTCTTAACTATTCTGAAACAGCAATTAATACAGTTACATTTTTAACTGGTTTAAATGCTGGAGATGTGGTTGAGTTTATCCTTGGATTAACTATTGCAACTGGTACTCTTTATGCAACAGACATTAGATACAATGAACAAAGCACAGGCGCAGTAACTCGTACATTGGAGTCTAAACTTCAAGAATCTGTTTCTGTATTAGATTTTGGTGCTAAAGGCGACGGAACAACAAATGATTCTGTTGCTGTGCAAAATGCTTTAAACAGTGGATATAGCTCTATATATTTTCCTAGTGGTACATATTTAGTACAGAATGTAAGCATTTCACATTCAGTAACAATTTATGGAGATGGTTTTAGTTCAATTATTAAATCCATTCCTTCTGTAGTTGGTAGCAATTACTACTCAACTAACATTTTTACAAGCGTTACAGGCTTAAGTGATATTGTAATTAAATATTTAGTTTTTGATGGTTCAGGAACTACTGTAGTTGGCACAGACCCAGATATTGAACAAGCATTAGTTTTATTGCAACAAATTACAAGAATTGAATTTGATAATGTTAAGGTAACTGGTTACTCTGCAAATGCTAAAACACCTCCAACAGATATTTACAGTCAACATTTTCAAGCAATTACAATTAGAAATTTAAACAATTCTGAATACATTAAATTTAACAATGTTTTGTTAACTAATAATTTTTATGAATTAGTTTCTATTTACAATGGTCCAACATCTGTTTGCGAAACAATTATTACAAATAGCGGTGAAATCAATACTGTAACAACACCTACAAGTCATACTGCTTTTGAAATTACTGGTGGTAAATTAACATTTACAGATAATTTCTTTTACAATACTGGGCCACAATCAACTGTTAATATTAATGCTACAAGCTCATCATTAGTAAGCAACAATCAATTTATTAAACAAGTTGGTGGTTCATCTGCTGTAGGCCCATCTATTAATTATGGTCAAGCAGGGTTGTATGGCCAAAGTAATTGCATAATTACAAATAACTATTTCAACAATACAGGTGCTGGTTGTATTTTGCACTCAGGTGGTAATGGAATTATTATTTCAGACAATATTTGTATTGATGGCGGTTTAGAGCCTATCAAAGTTTTATGCGCTTTAGACCCTACAATGTATGCTGCTTTACTCCCTGCATATACAGTTCCTACTCTTGGAAATTCGTATTCATTACATATTACAAACAATCAAGTTGTAGGTGCTCAATATACTTCAGGCCCTACAAGTCGTGGTATTTGGATTGGTTATTTAAGCCCATCTGTTTCTAACCTTTGGTACGATGTTCTTGTTGAAAACAATACTGTTTCAATGGATACATCTCCAAATGACTTAAATTATTGTTTATTTTTAAGCGGAATTGCAGATATTAAAATTAAGAGTAATTATTTTAATTACAAATATACAGCTATTTATTCTTATGACTATGCTTACAATGTTGAAATTGTAAACAATGAGTTTGCTGGTGCAATTACAACACAATCAGACGATGTAGATTTTATTGGTGGAATAGCTAATACTAAACTTGTATTTAATAATAATAGATTTGTAGCTATTCCTTTAGCACAAAATTATAATATTCAAATTATTTCTGGTACTACTTTTGGTAGCATAGAGGCTGTAAACAATATAAATACTAAGCCTGGTTATTTTATAAACACAACTTCTCTTTATTTTCAACAACAATTAATAGGTCAAAGATTAACTTCCGTACCTACTACTGGTATTTGGAGAGCATACGATACTGTTTATTCTATTCCTGCATCTGGAGTTAGCAGACCTATGGGTTGGGTATGTACGACAATAGGTAGTTTTGCTGGCCCTTATACAGCAACTGCTAGTGGTGTAGTTGGTAATTATTATTTAACTGTTACTGATGGAACACAATTTAAAGTAGGTGAAAGAATTAATGTAACAGGAGTTGGCTCTGGTGGTGCAAGTCAAAAATTTACTATTTGTCAAATTGTTGGTAATCAATTAAATACTGCAGAAGTTGTTAATACTACGGCATCAGCACAAACTGTTACTCCATCAAACCCAGTTTTTGTAACAATGCCTAATTACGCATAAGGATAATTAATGGCAAATATGCTCTTCGCAAACAATGCTAACACGACGTTAGCTTCCAGTTTAACTGCTGGAGCTACGTCTATGAGTGTTACATCTGCGACGAACTTCCCATCGCCTACTGGTGTCCAATACTTTTATTGCACATTAGCTGATGCTGCAACGCAAACAACTATTGAGATTGTTAAAGTAACTTCAGTATCAGGAACTACTTTTGCTATCACTAGAGCACAAGACGGAACATCTGCCGCAGCCTTTGCTGCAGGTGCAGTAGTATCTTTGCGTCTGGTTCGTGCAAGTCTTAATGACTTTCCTAAGTTAGACGAGACAAACACATTTAATGCTGACCAAGCTATTAGCGGTCAATTAACATCTTCTGCTGGTTTAGCAACTACAGGAACATTTACTGCGACTGCTCCTAGCGATGGTCTAGTAATGGACTATGCAACTGGCTTTGGTCGTTTTAGTGCTTTTGCTGGCGATGGTTTTCAATGGTATAACGCTGGTATAGCTAATACTAAATTGATGCAATTGTCATCAAGTGGTGCAATTACAACAGCTACTTGGAATGGTGCTACAGTTGGTGTTGGATATGGCGGTACAGGCACAGCTACCTCATTTACTACTGGTTCTGTAGTTTATGCAGGAGCTTCAGGAGTTTATAGCCAAGACAATGCCAATTTCTTTTGGGATGCTACAAACCATCGTTTAGGAATTGGAACTACAAGCCCTCAATATGCTTTAGATGTTACAAGTAGTTTTGGCATTGGTGGAGTTGGTTCTAATGGTAACGGTCTTGTTGCTTATGCTGGAGCATCTCCAAGCACAGGATTTAGGTTCTCATTAACTCGTCAAGATGCTGTATCTGCTGGTTCTGTATATTTAAATTCCTATGGTGGAATTGGATTTGGAGTAGGTTTAGGCGGTAGCGGAACTCCTGCTGGTGGCCCTAATATGTATCTTGACACTAGCGGTAACTTGCTAGTTGGTACTACAAATTCATCGGACTTTACTGGTTCGGGAATAAAATTACTTCCAGCTAGTAGTGCTTTTGCAGCAGTTACTGCTAATTCAACCTCTGCTAGCTATTGTTTTTCTATTTATTCAACAGGGGCATCTGCTTATCGTTGCTATATAGATAATGCAGGAACTATTCACGCTACATCAACATCTATTACAGCTATTTCAGATGCAAGTCTAAAAACCAATGTTAAAGACCTTGAAACAGGTTTAACTCAGGTAATGTCACTTAAACCAAGACGATTTGACTGGGTAAATGGAGATGCTACAAATGTAGCTGGTTTTATTGCTCAAGAATTAGAAGAAGTATTGCCTGATTTAGTATATGAATCTAAATACAGCATTGATGAAAATGGCAATAACGTTACTAAAAAATCAATTAAAATGGGAGATATACTTCCAACATTAGTAAAAGCATTGCAAGAACTTAAAACAGAATTTGATGCTTATGTAGCATCTCACCCATAAGGTTAAATTATGACTACGTTAATTCCAAAATATGACCAAGGTTCTGCATCAGCAGTAAACAGACCTTTTAATAAAAAATTACAAGAATCTGTTTCTATCTTAGATTTTGGCGGTGACCCTACAGGCTCTTCTGATTCTTCATCAGCTTTTAACGCTGCGGTTGCTGCATCTAGTCATATTTATTTCCCTGCTGGTACATATAAGTTTTCTAGTACATTAACCATAAATAATATTAATGGTCTTGTATTAGAAGGTGCTGCTGCTGCTTTAATTTCTGCAGGAACTACTTATAGCACAAATACTGTATTTTCTTTTGATTCTGCTGCTTCAGGAAGTAATGGATTAGTAATCAGTAACTTTGTTGGTGTTGTTGTTAAAAACATTGTTATTACACAAAATCATAGTGGTGCTGGTGGTGGTTCTGCTCTTGTTATGTCAGGAGGCCATGACTTTACACTTGAAAACATTAAAGTATCTTCACAAACTGGGTCTACTGGAAAAGGTATTGTTTTAGGTGGAGGAACAGGAGCAACATCTACATTTACAGGAAGAATTAATAATTGCAAAGTTATTATGGCCAGTGGAGGCTCTGGAATACAAAGTAATGACACAAATACTAGCTTAACTTTTGATAGTTGTTATGTTATTGGAGGTCATTATGATTTTTCAGGCACTGTTTATTCAACAGTAATAAATTGCGCTTGTGATACTTCCGATTTATACGGATATGGAATTGTTGGGTGCGCTGGAATGACATTTACTTCTTGTGGTGCAGAACAATGTCAGCAAACAATGTTTTATTTGTCTCAAGGAACAAATAACATTACATTTACTTCTCCTTTAGGATTGGCAAATAATCAATCAGGAAATACATCTCAAGGAGATTTATTTACTTTTGATAGTAGTGGCGGTGCTATTCAGGGAATTACAATTACCAATCCTTCCGCAGTTAATTCAGTTTCTGCTACTGTTGCTAATATTTATGGAACAGCATCTAGCGGAGTTGTTGATGTTTATGGAGTAATTTCTTCTAAACTTCCTAAAGGTTTTGGTGGCAATACAACTTGGTTGCAAAATAAACTTACCTATACTGGCGATACAGAAAATATTTCATTTTCCCCTACTTTAGATTCAAATTGGACTCTTGTTGGAACTCCTACAATTACTGCTTATTACAATAAAAAAGGTAAGCAAATTTATGTTTCCATTGTTATTACTCCAGCAACAAGTATTAAAGCAAACGCAGGTGCAAAAATAAACCTTCCTTGGTCTGAAATTTCTCCAAGTGGAGCATGGGTTATTGATGAATCTAATACTCCTTATGGAACTGCTGCAATTTTTAATTCTGAAATTTATTTGCAAACAACTGGAACTTTAACTGTTCCATTAACTGTAAGCGGTACATTTTTAATTCCTTAAATAATATGAAAACATTTACATTAGAAGATAAAGAAGCAGAGTTTATTGTTCAAGTTATGGGACAGTTACCTACACAGTCAGGTGCTTATCCATTACTACAAAAGCTCCAACAGCAGTATGCTTTAATTACCGAAGAACCAAAGGCAGAATAAATGACTACCACTTACCAACAATCTAGGGATTCCGTAATCAATGGCGCACTCCGTGTATTGGGGGTAATTGGTGCTGGTGATACCCCAACCCCACAGGACTATCAGAACTGCTCTGAAGCCCTAAACCTGTATATCAAACAGCTACAAACTAAGGGTATGCCATTATGGTTAGTAGAAGACCTCCCAGTACCTATGGTAGCAGGTCAATACACCTACACATTAGGCCCAACAGGAGATGTAGTCTGTGACCGCCCTTTAAGAGTCGTTATGGCGTTCATTAGAAGCCCTCAGGGGAACGATACAACCCTTCAGGTCATCTCACGTCAAGAGTATATGCAACAGGGCTATAAACCCTCTTCAGGTACTCCTAATCAGGTCTATTACGACCCACAATTAGGTAATGGCGTATTGTATGTATTTAACAACCCTAATGATGCAGGATGGACTATCCATCTACAAGTACAACAACCTATTTCAGACATCCTAACACCCACTTCAATCCCTCAGTTTCCTTCTGAATGGTTCAATACATTGAAGTTTGGTTTGGCTGACCAGTTAGCCCTTGAGTATGGTGTTCCTGCACAAGTCCGTGCTGAACTAGCTCAACGTGCCGCTAAGTATGAAGAAGTAATGACAGATTGGAGCCAAGAAGAGGCTTCTACTTCTTTCCAACCAGATTATAGATTTAGGGGTTAATTATGGCAATTAGCCGTATACCTCTTGCTCATAACATTGGTAGTCGTGATGGAACCTTAAACAAGGATTCAAAGCTAGGCAATGCGATTATTGAAGTAGAGAAAAAAGAGTCTATTGCAGCCGTTAAACGCCCAGGACTCAAAACTTATCAGACTCTAACTGCAGGAGAAGGACTTGGTATCTTTGCCGCTGGTACTCACTTACTTACTATTATTGGAGCTACCTTCTATGACAATGGAGTGGCTAATGCTACCCCTGTTGATGGCACGGGGTCATACGACTTCATCTACTCGGTAGACCAAACTCAAGTCTTTTTTAAAAATGCCAATCATGGGTATGTCTATACCATTGCAACAAGCACCATTTTAGATTTACAAGGCACCATTACGACGCAAAACGGTACTACTGTATCAGGTACCCCCGTAGTAACATTATCTGCATCTAATTCTGCAATTCAGGTTGGACAGATTGTGACAGGGACAGGAGTTCCCCTCGGCACTTATGTTTTAACTATATTTGGTACTGCCTTAACTTTAAGTCAAAATGCTACAGCTTCTGGAACCGTTAGTCTTACCTTTACTACCTCTTATCCTGCTACTACTGTACCAGGTGCGGTGTTTGTGGATGGGTATTATGTTGTTGGGACTCCTGAGGGGTTACTTTATAACTCTAACGTAGAAGACCCTACAACTTGGCAAGCAATTAACTACATTGGTGTAGTGTCCTCTGCCGACCCATTATTGGCTATTGGTAGGACAATTAACTACATTGTTACTTTTGGTTCATTCCATATTGAATTCTTTTATGACGCAGGAAGCTCTCCTGGTAGTCCATTTTTACCATACCAAAACTCTGTAATCAAATTTGGTGTGGCAGCAAAGGCTTCAGTAGTGCAAATGGACAATACCCTTGTTTGGATGTCTACAAGCTACCAAAAGGGTTTCCAAATAATGACAATGGCTGGTCAATCAGCACAAGTCATTTCTAACCAATATATTGAAAGAATTATCAATAACTGTAACCCTGCATCTGCTTATGCCTTTAGCATTAAGACTTCAGGACATTCCCTATACGTATTAACCCTTAGAGACTTAGGGTATACCCTAGTATATGACTTTGCTCAAAATGGTTGGACATATTGGACTTCTACTGAAAACAACGTAGAAGGCTACTTTAAAGGACAGTATTACACCAAGTACCAAAACATGGATTTACTTCAACATGAGACTAACGGTAAAGTCTATGAGTTTGATTCAAACACCTATCAAGATGATGGTAATCCAATTGCGGTATTAGCTCGTACTCCATTAGTAGATGGTGGCGATAATCTACGTAAGTTTTGGAGAAGCGTTCAGGTAGTAGGCGATAAGATTGATTCTTATGCCCTGTTACGCTATACCAGCGATGACTACCAAACCTTTTCTGCGTGGCAGAACGTCAATCTTAATACCGCTAAATCCGAAGTCCATAGACTAGGGCAGGGCCGTAGAAGAGCGTTTGACTTACTTCACCAAGATAATGTACCCTTGAGACTCGAATATTTTGAAGTCGATGTCGAAAAGGGGGATTCATGATTGAGTATAAAGAAGAAACGTTTGACCAAGTAATTGACGAAATTAAGCCTTTATTAGAAGACCATTGGCAAGAAATAGCCCTACATAAGGATTCTATTAAGCTCAATCCTGATTATGCCAAATATGAGCAAATGTTCAAAAATGGCAATATGAGGATTGTAACGGCTAGAGACGATGGTAAATTGGTGGGATATTGCATAATGTTGCTATACCATCATATTCATTATAAAGACCAATTTATGGCTATGGATGACATTTTTTTCATAGCTAAAGATTACCGTAAGGGCTTGACAGGTGTAAAATTGTTCATTAAGACCGAAGAGATAATGAAGCAATACGGAGTTACCAAGTTGTCTATGAATGTAAAAATACATCAAGACGTTGGAGCCATATTTGAACGTTTAGGATATAAAGAGACTGAGCGTATGTTTACTAAGATGATTGGATAGATTATGGGCGCAGCCGCAGCAGGAGTAGCAGACGTAGTAGGATTAGGAGCAGCAGATGCAGCAGCAGCAACAGCCGCAGCAGACATAGCAGGTGGTGCGTTTACAGCAGCAGATATAGCTTCTGGTGCCGTTACTGTTGGTGATGCTTTGGCTCAAGGAGCTACTGTTGGAGAATTAGTTTCTGCTGGAGCACCGATTGGGGATTTGATTGCCTCAGGTGTCTCAGTTGCTGATTTAACTGCCGCAGGTGCTACTGCCGAACAAATTGCTGCAGCAACTCCTATGTTGGAAACTGCAGCCGCAGGTGCTGAATCTATCCCATTCCAACTTGCTGATGGTTCAATGGGTTCTATTCAAGGTGGAAACATCCTTGACGCTGCAGGTAACATTGTTGCTAAAGGTGGAGTAGGAACTACATTAGGCGACTTGGCTGGATACGCCAAGACTGGTGCTCAATTAATAGGCGGTATTGGACAATTAGGACAAGCTGCATCATTATTGGGTGGTGGAAAAACTAAGCCAGGTGTTGCTGACCCATACGCAGCATACCGTTCACAAGCAGCTTCCCAGTTACAGAACTTACTGGCAAACCCAAATACCATTACCTCTACTCCAGGTTACCAGTTTAACCTCCAACAAGGCTTACAAGCTCAACAGGCTCAACAAGCTGCACAGGGTCGTTTAGTATCAGGCGGTGGATTGTTGCAAGCTCAACAGTTTGGTCAACAGTATGCTACTTCTAGCCTACAGCAACAACAAAACTTACTAGCTACATTATCAGGTGCTAATCAAGCCCCTGCAGGTGCAGCGCAAGCTCAACAAGGTATTAACTTTGGTCAAGCAGGGTTAGGTGCGTTGGGATTACAACAGTTAGCTGGAGGTGCAGCGAACGTACTAAATCCATTACAAACACTCTATTCCCAATACAATCAATCATCTCCTTCGGTGAGTTAATATGGCAAGTCTTTCAGAATTAGCTAATATATTGCAAACAAGCCCTGCTCAAGCATTTAGGCAGGAAGATATTTCATCGCAACAATATGGATTACAGCAACAAAAAATACAACAAGTTCAAAAAAGCATGGCACCTCCTTTGGCTGGAATGACTGGAGTAGGCGCTGGTGGTGGTCAACCACAACAAGGTTTGGGGCAGATGGCTGGAAATATATTGCCTCCAGAATATAGCCTTACTTCAGCTGATGGTCAATTAACTACTTCTGGTTTATATAGCAAAACTAAAACATCGGCATTAAAAGATGAGCAAATGGCTCAAGCTGCTTTGCAAGATGCTAATTATTATGAAGCAATAGGCAAATCAGAGCTTGCTGAAAAAGCCAAAGAAGAATCTCGTAGATTAATGACTCAAGCAAAACTTACAGATATTGAAGCACAAAAAATAAGAACTGATGGCAAAGACGACCTTATGAGTTCTTTATATCGTGCAAAAAGTCAAACTGATTTTGACCAAAGGTTAAAAGATGGTTTAGAAAGAACTGGCGTTCCAATGCCAAAAGAATTTCCAACCACTTGGACTCCAGATTTAAAAGAAAAGTTCATTGCCAAAATGTCTCCTACTATGAGACAAAAAATGGAAAGTGAAGACCTTGCAGAAGCTGCTTCTAAACGTGCTGCGAAAGCTCTTGAAGATAGAGAGCGTAAAAATAATGCGGCAGACCAAAATAATTTACCAAAACAACCCGTTACAAAAGTTGTAGATGGAAAAGTTGTGCCTACAACGTTTGATGATGCACTTGCTAATCCAAAGTACGGAGTTGCAACAAGTAAAGTATCAACCGATGACAAAAAAGTTGCACGTAGGGTTAGTACCGACTCACAATTAATTCTTTCTAGTTTAGATGACGTATCAACACTAAATGAAAACGGTTCAAAAAGTCTTACAGGAACAACATTTTCTAATCTCCCAGATAAAGGTTTATTGACTGCCCCAGCCAAAGCATTGGCAAATAATATGTCTGATACCGATGCACAAATGTATGATTCAATTCTTGGGCCAGCTACTCGTGAAATGGTGCAATTCTTAATGCCAGATTACCGCCCAACTGATGCTGCATTTCAAAAGACTGAAGCAATCTACAAAGGAAGGTCTGGAGAGCCACATATTGTTCAAATTCAAAAATTGGCTAAATTGCGTCAAGACTATGAAAATGCTGGTAAATCATATTTAGATGCTGGAATTATGAATGCAGAGCAAGCCAAAGAATTCAAGGCTAATGTGTTAAAGTCTCGTCAAATGATTCCTTACTCTGTTAAAGATGTAATTGAATTTAGAAAAGAAATGGAAAATAATCCTGATTTATCTATGGATGATTTTTTAAGAAGAAAAGGTCTTATTAAATCAAAAGATGAAAAATCATCTGTATCGGTAAAAGGCACTGGTACTAAAGAAGACCCAATCAAACTAGACTAAAGAATACTATGCCAGTATATGAATACCAAGGTCAGCATTATGATATTTCTGAAACAGACCCATCTAAAGCTAAAGAGAAAATTCTTTCTCATTTAGTAAAGTCTGAACCAAAAACAGAAGTAACTGTAGAAGGTGCTCCTGCCGATATTCCAAAAGCTGACTATAAACCTGCAACTGGATTGACAACACCACAAGTAACTGAAGGTGGTGCAGCATTTTTGGCTCCTACATCTCTTCGTAAAGAAGTTCCAGTAGCAAAACAAACATTTGGTTTTGACCCTTCTCGTATAAATAAAGTCCCGTTATCTGAGTATGGTTCTAATATTGCTAGGGGTGCGGCTACTGGTGGAGCAATAGGTGGTGTTATTGGTGGTTTTACTGGCCCAGGAATACTTGCAACTGCAGGGGGTGGTGCTGTAATGGGTGCCGCATCTGGTTTGGCTGAATCAGTTGCTAAAGACCTTGGATATGGCCCTGGAACACAGACGCTTGCTGGGTTAGCTGCTGGTATGCCAGCCCCAGTAAAATCTACAACCGACTTTTTAGTTAAATCTAGATTAGCTCAAAAAGTATTTGGAATGGCTGAGACTGCAGCTTATACAATGATGCCTGGAGTAGCTGGTAAAGTTGCTAAATTATCTAAATTTATTCCTCAAGGTGAAGCAAAACTTGCTGGTCGTGATGTTGAGTCAGCATTAGGTACAGAACCTAAAACTGCTGGTGTAAAAGTTTCTACAGACCCAACAAGCGAAACATATAAATTCACACAAGAATTACAAGCACAACATGGAAAAGATGCAACAGTTAATAAACTGTATGAAGATGCGAAAGCAGGATATGATGCAGCATTAGCAGAAAAAACTGGTAAAGGGCTTAAAGAAGATTTAACTCATATAGTTTCAGAGTTTCCTGCAGAATCCCGTGCTTCATCTGCTAAAAAGATTAGAAAATTATTTCTTGACGAAGACGGCAATCCTTTTGATGGTAATGCGGTTATTAATAACCTTAAATCTGATGAATTCAAAGCATTAAGCAATAATGAACAAGAGAAAGTTCGTAATGCTGTAAACAAATTTATACCAGGTGGTGCTGAGAAGGTTGCACGTAATGCTTCTGAAAAAGAATTTGTTGCAAAAGCTAAGGACGCATTACCTGAACTGTTTAAAAGCAAAGATTATAGAACTATTAATACTCAAATGGGTAATTTTGGAAAAGATGAGATTGGTCAGAAGGTGTTTAAACAAGAGTTAGGATATTATTTAAAAGGTCTTCCTGTAGAACAAGGTAAGACATTATGGAATAACATTGGCTCTAGTGTTAATAAAAACATTATCAAAGACCCAGCGGAATTTAAAAAAGTTACTGAAATGATTAATAATGCTAGAACAGAAAAAGAGTTATCTCGTGCAGCTAATTTAATTATTAAAGCAACCTATGGTGCCTATGAAACACGAAGAAAGAAAAAATAATGCCACTTAAATCAGGTTCATCACAAAAGACTATTTCATCTAACATCTCCAAAGAGGTGAAAGCTGGTCGTCCACAGAAGCAAGCGGTTGCTATTGCTCTTACTAAGGCTAGAGCAGGTAAACCACCTTCAGGCAAGACTAGAAAGAAAATGAAATGAAGATTCTCCTCCTTGACCCTGCAGGAGCATTGGTTGACTTTGGTATTCGTTGCCTTGCAGAAGGACACGAAGTTAAACAATGGGTGCGTCCACACGGTCAGGAGCGTTCTAAGATTGGTAAAGGACTTATTGACCACGTTCAGAACTGGCAGATTCATGCCAAACAAGCAGACTTAATCGTATTATCGGATAACGCTTTTCAAATGCGGGAACTAGAAAAGTTCCATGAAGAGGGTTACCCAATTATCGGTACTAATATGCTTGGTGCCAAGATGGAACTAGACCGTGATTATGGTCAAGACATTATGAAGAAGGCAGGACTTGCAGTTATCCCTTCATTTGAATTTAAGGACTACAACAGTGCTATCGACTTTGTTAAAGCTAATCCCAAACGATACGTCTCTAAACCCAGTGGTGATGCAGACAAGGCTCTATCTTATGTATCTAAATCAGCGGCAGATATGGTCTTCATGCTGCAACGATGGAAAGAAACTGGTAAACGACGTGATTTCATCCTACAAGAGTTCGTCCCAGGAATAGAATTCGGAGTAGGTGCCTGGATAGGCCCCAATGGATTTGGTAAGAACATCCTAGAAGGCTTTGAACATAAAAAGCTCATGTCAGGTAACTATGGCTGTAATACAGGTGAGCAGGGAACTGTCATTAAGTATTGCACCGAGTCTAACCTATTTAATGACACCTTAAAACGCTTTGAAGACTACCTATGCTATATCGGACATACTGGCTATGTTGATTTGGCGTTCATTATTGATGAAAAAGGTGAGCCACGTCCATTAGAGTGGACTATGCGTAAAGGATGGCCTTTATTTAACATTCAACAAGCCCTTCATAAGGGTTCTGTTGTAGATTGGATGTGTGACCTATTAAATGGCAAAGATACTCTCAAAGTTAGCTACGACACTGCTACTGGCATTGTTATCCCTATTGGGGATTACCCTAGGTCTAAGACTACGGGGCGTGACCATACAGGATTTCCTATCTATGGTCTTCCCGATGAATTAACCAAGGATTATGCCTTATGTGAGGTCATGGTTGGGAATGCCCCTCAGAACGACGAGGAAGGCATTGTAGAGCGTCCTTGCCTAGTGACGGCAGGTGACTATGTTTTAGTGGCAAACGGGGTAGGAAAGACCGTTAAACAAGCCTGTGAACGTGCCTATAAAAACGTTAAGAAAATTGAGATTCCTGACTGTATTAACGTAAGGGATGACATTGGTGAGGGTATGGAGCATCAAATCCCTGCTTTACAAAAGTATGGATATGCTGAGAATTGGTGCTATGACGAAATGGAAGAGGATGAGTAATGCCAATCAAGATGCTTCCTCCCCCTCCTCCAACCAATCAAGGCGTAGACTCTCGACAGTTTAGAGATTGGTTTTATACCATTTTCTCCCAAACCAATGGTAATTTAGACCAAATAGGAACAATGGCCTATGAGAACTCTAATAATGT